CGTATATTATTATTATTTAATATTTCTATTTCCCCTTTTTTTAATATATCTGATTTATGATAAATTGTATATACAATTTCATTTGTATCAAGTTTAGGTATCCATGAATCTAAAATGTCTGTGTCTGTATAACATGCAGTTACTACACGAAAATCCATATGATTATTACGACTATACGTATAGTCGTAATAATCATATAAATCTTTAAATAATATTATATCAATAGCATATCTGGTGAGGCTCGAACCCACGACCCATAGTATTATTAGCACCGTAATGTATCCAATTGATTTATAGAAGATGTTTTATAATGGATTAATTTTATTCAAAATGCTTCTTTTAGGATGATAAAATGACTTAAAAATAAAGTAATATATATTATTGTGCCTCTGTAGCTTAACAGGATGAAGCGTGTCACTTCTAATGACAAGACTGTGGGTTCGAATCCCATCAGAGGTATTCCTTTTTATAAACTAACTTATATATTTAGTAATCAATTTATTTTCAGATAAATCCTACATCATTCTTGTTTATCTTTTTATTTTGTTGTAATAATCAAAATTGTATTTTTTACCAGTTTATGGAATTCATAAATATTAACTATTATATGTTATCTCTTGTAATCGTATCGTGTGCTGTTATAAATTTCATTTTTCAATTTATTTATAAAAATAATTATCTCTAATAAGTCTCAAACTCATGACATTGGTCTTATTAGACTCAAGCTATAGAACCTCATAACATGGTCGCGATAGGAATCGAACCTATACTGGTTGTTTTGGAGACAAAAGTGCTACCATTACACTACGCAACCGACTATATTTAATATAAGACTACGACAGGAATTGAACCTGCACTCTATGGATCTGCAGTCCATTGCTTTACCATTAAGCTACGCAGTCACCCACACCCCCGCCTCCTGTGGGGATCGAACCCACGGCCTTAGGATTTCATTATACGTGGCATACATGTATTGTAAAAGTCCTACACTCTACCAACTGAGTTAAGGAGGCCTAAAATACTATATTTTTATTTTTTTAAATAGGTTTTTATTAACAAGATTACTTTTTCCATTTATCCATAATTGGATAAGAGCAATCTTGTTCGATACCTAGATTCCAATTTTTACCCTTTCCGTTTTTATAATTCTCAGTTACAATACGAAAGAATCCTTCTTCTCCCATTTCATATCCCCATGAGTTTCGAACAATATAATAATCTGTATTATTTTCAAAGCCCCAACCAATTATACTAACTACATGATTTGGTTCTGGAAATTCTGTATGATGATATTCATTATAGATTCCTGATTTATAATTATCAAGACCTTTTGTTGATTTAATAGCACATGTAATTGGTCCATTATTATAAATCTCTTTTTTGATATCATTAACACTCGCATTAATTAACCGTCCATAACCTTTTATATACAATCTTTCATATTCTTTTATTGCATGACATTTACCATGGTAATTACAATTATAACATTGCATATCTAAATTACATTCTTGTTTATATCCTTTGTATATATTACATGTTTCATGTGGAACTCCATATTTCATAACATATTTATACACATCAATTTCATTACCTCCTTCACAACTATCTTTATATGGAATACAATCTAATATATTTTGCACTGATAAATAGTTTTTTAAATTACTATGACCCATATGAATATTCATACGATCTGCAATCGTAGAAGTTGAAGCCATTCCCCAACAGATACCACATAGTGTACCATTTTCTACAATTTGGTGTTGATTTCTAATGGGTGAAAGAAAATTACTACCATAAATATTTCTCCAATCAAATGACATTGGCAACATCATCAATCCAATAAAATACTGAGCTACAATTAGCCCTGTAAAAAACATCTTTATAATTGCCATGATTTTTCAATTCTATTTATATTTAGAATTTTCAATTTTTATATTAAAATAATTATGTTACTGATGGGACTCGAACCCACGACCTAAGGCTCATAAGACCTTCGCTCTAAACCAACTGAGCTACAGTAACATAATTATACAAAAAAATAATACAACCTCTACACTTTATAATATAACATATACTTTAAGTAGATTTATAAACTTAAAGGCTAACAGTCATTTATTATATTTTCTACTATCTATATAGAGTTTTCATATGAATACAACTATTAAACAGCTAAGTGAAAATTTTATTTATAAAGGGGTCCAAATTACAGTTGGTGTAATTATACTTATTTTCGCACATATTGTTGGTAAATTTGTATCTAATGCTATTTATAATTTGGGAAAATTAGATACACGCTCTTTTATTAAAAAAGAGAAAGATGGACCAACTGCAAGCGAACAAAAAGAACAAGTTACTAAAGTTAATCTTATATTTGCAACTTTAGGTAAAATATCTTATTATGCTATTATTATTATTACATTCTTTATTGTTTTACGTATAATTGGTATTGAGTCTACAAGTTTAATCGCTCTTCTAGGCGCTGCTGGTTTTGCAATTGGTCTTGCAATTCAAGGCACTTTAAGCGATCTCGCATCTGGTATTCTTATTGCATTATTACAAACCTATTCAATTGGTGAAATAATTGAGATTGATAATACAAAAGGTAAGGTGGTTGATTTTACAATATTAAATACTGTCATTTCAGATTACGATACTGGTGTTAATATTACTATACCAAACCGTAAAATTCAAGATAGTGTTATTATAAATCATACTCGTAATCCAATTCGTTATGTGATTTATGACTATGTAATATCTAATAAAGAAAATGATACCAGTAAAGTAATCTCTGCTATAAAAGCATATCTATTTAATGTTGAAAAAGTTATAAAAGACCCCGAACCAGAAATAAATGTCGAAGAAGTCTCATCTAGTGGAACTAAGATTCGTGTAAAAGTCCCTATTTATTCTAAAGACTTAGAAGAATTAGAAGATACACTTAGAACACAATTACGACAAGTTCTAATTGATAATAAAATACCTTTAAAAGAATAAAATATTTTATATAAATAGAATGTTAAAGCCTTCTTTCTTTGCTCTTGTTTTTAGTGGTTTATCTATTGGTATTGCTCTTATATTATTTTCAATAAATTATGAAAAAATAAATGTTGAAACTATTATACGTATAGTATTATTATTCTCTATTGCAATTGGTATTCATGGATTATTACATTTTGTTTATGAATTACATTATGGCTTCAATCCTTTAAGAAAGATTGCACAAATATAATGCTCTATCAAAAGAAGCCATCATATCATCTATAATAGTTTGTAATTCTGTTACTTTTTTGAATTGACCATGAAGTTCTCTTAAGGATTCGCGTTCTGATTCTAAATATTTATCTAATTTTGGTACATCTGATGTAGCTGTCATGTTTATTTTTAATGATTTTATGGGTTGTTTCTTATATTTACCAACATATACTTCAATGAATTCATCTACTTTATCACTTAATGAACCATGTAGTTCATCTAATGCTTTGTGTTTAGCATAACTTGTAGTAGACCAATGTAAAACTTTAATTTGACCTAACATTCCCAAGAATTTTTCCATAAGAGTTGCTTCGTCCATTTTATATTATATAAAGGTTTTTATATTCTATCTTTACATATTAGATAGATATAATATGAATTCCACAAGTAGCTACATTATTTTAACATCTTTAAGCAGCCTTGCACTTATTTCTTTAGTTATGTATAAACGTAATAAAAAAGAGGCCTTTTCATCTAAAACTTCTGTAAAATTTATTGATACACATACAGCAAAAACATTTATTGAAATAGATGCTGATAATTATGTAAAATTATTCTCTTTACAAGACTTACGTGCACGACATGTAAATACAATAACTGAATATATTGAAAAAAGTAGTCAAGATGTTATTCCATTTAATAAAAATCAAAAAAACATTATTAATAAAAATATAATCCTTGCTAATCAATTTTTAGATCGCCAAAAACACTATTTTATTGACCCATTATTATTAAATAAAATCCATTGGAAATTTATTTTAACAAAAGGGTTTTATGAAAGTGGATTACCACATACAAGAGGCCCTTATATTTTTTTAGCTTCAAACTATTTTGATTTATCTTCAAACGACCAAGTTATTACATTAATCCATGAAAAAATTCATCTTTATCAAAGATTTTATCAAAAAGATTTTCAAAAAATGCTACTAGAAAACGGTTATTCTATTCATGGATTTCGTAAAGAGATTAAAAATATTCGTGCAAACCCAGATGTCGACCAATATGTATATATTAATCCACTTAAACAAGTTATGGTAGCTACATATAAAAATAATTATCCAAAAAATATTCAAGATATTGATACTACACAAAGTGTAATTTATGAACATCCTTATGAAGAGATTGCTTATAAACTATCTAAATCTTATTCATCTTTATAATTATTTAGTAAAATAAACTAATGTAAAGTTATATAAGATTGTATTTAAAAATTAATTTTATATTTATGTGTAGAATGACTACTAGTGATTTTGATATCATTCAACAAAATGTTCCCGAAGCATCCATCGAACTTATTCAATCAATTTATACTAAAAATAAAAAAGATATTATGAAAACTATATTTGAACTTTTAAATATCAAAGATATTCAGAAAGAAAAAACAGAATGGGATAAACGTAGAGAAATATGTGATGAATATGATGAACAAATGCAAAAATTATTACAAAAGATGCGTAAAACAAATTTACAAAAGGAGGATGGTACATTAAATATACCTATTACAGTTCCATCTTATGAACCTGTTTTAAAAAAAACTAAAGTTGAAGAAACAGCAAGTTTATCAAAAATATCATCAAATCCTAATTTATAAAATTATTTAAAGAACCATTACAAGAAATACTATAGATAACAATGTCAACTAATCCTTATCTATTAGAATTAAAAACAGTACAAGCTACTACATTTAAACAAGTTATCGATGCTCTTAAAGAAATTCTTATGGATGTTAATCTAGAATTTGACGAAACTGGTCTTAAAATTGTAGCAATGGACACAACACATGTTGTGATGGTACATCTTAAATTAAACGCTGATCGTTTTGAAAACTATTTTTGCGATAAAAAATTATATGTAGGTATTAATATTCTTAAATTACATATGTTGATTAAAACTATTACAAACGGTGATATATTATCACTCTTTATTGAAAAAGAAGACAGAAATAGACTTGGTATTCGTATAGAAAATGTTGATAAAAATATACGTACTACATATTATTTATCTATGTTAGATATAAATGCCTTAGAATATAATATACCTCCTGTTGATTTCCAAAGTATTATCACTATGCCATCTGTTGATTTACAAAAAATTATTCGTGATATGAATAATTTAGCAGATACTATTGAAATACGTTGTATTGAAAATAATATTTATTTTAAATGCAAAGGTGAGTGTGTACAGCAAGAAACTATTTTAGGTACAGAAAATAATCAAAATTTTAACATTGTTAATAATAGTAAAAATCAAGAAATTATCCAAGGAGTATTCAGTCTTAAATATTTAACTATGTTTACAAAATGTACTAATTTAAATAATGTAGTTGAAGTATATTTAAAAAATAATTTCCCTATTATATTAAAATATAGTGTTGCTTCGCTTGGTGAAATTAAACTATGTTTAGCACCACAAGACGCTTAATATAATATATTGAAAACTTTATATTTTAATGTAGCTACATTTAAAAAGTATTGATATATTAATATATTAACATTAGAATGAAAAAAAATTTACTTTTTTTTGCAAATTGTCAAGGTCCTGCAATTATACAAGCATTAAAGCATGTTGATATATTTGCAAATAACTATGATGTAAAATGTTATTCTAATTATTTAGAAGATTATGAAAATAATATAATAGAAGATGCTATCACAAATGCAGATGTAATAATATATCAACCATTACATAATATAAATCATTCTACTGATAATCTGTTAAAGTTAAAAAAAGAATCGGCAGTTACAATTAGTTTCCCATATATATATTGTAACTGGTTATGGTTATTTTATGTAGTTAATAAAAGAGGTGACATTATATTTTTTGATGATAATGTTATACGCGATTTAAAAAATAAATACAACCCTACTGAGATAATAGAATTATATAAAGAAGGTAAAATCGATTTTAAAATAGAAGAAAGAAAACAAAAATCTATTAATATTTTAAAAGATAAAGAAAAAAATACAGATATTAAAATTACTGATTTTATATTAACTAATTATAAAACAAAACGTCTATTTAATACACCAAATCACCCAACTCATCATATATTAATTAATTGTTCGAATCAAATATTAAAAATATTAAATATCGATTATATAATTCCTGAAAGTTTAAATATTGGAGAATATAATGATTTCAAATATTTACCAATTAGTGATAAAATACATACTACATATGAACTCACATATAAAGATGATAATGATTCATTTTATTTACAAATGTTAACAGATATCTTAAATGATTTTCAAGAAAAATATCATTTAAATCATCCTTATAGAAGAGCTTATTTTGATTATTCAAATTATACTATATATAATTATTCAACCTTGAATTAATCCATCTTTTTTCCATTTTGTTGTTAAATTTACAATAATTAAACGTACTCTTTGCATAGCTCTACCATAATTATTATTCTCATCATTTTGCGTATTTACATCATCCAAATATGCTTTTATATTTTGTTCCATGGTACGAATAAATTGTTTGTGTTCTTCAGTACTTTGCAAAGCCGCACATGTCAGAAAATGTGTCATTACTGTATATACATCTTCATCTAATTCTAAAGCCCATTTACCCTCACCAATATGTACTTTACTATAGTTATTATTTGGATGTGTTTTATGTATAATTCTATTCTCAGGTCTATCAAAAATAGAATATATATATTTACTAAATCCTATCTCTGGTTTTCCTTCAAACATCTTTTTTATTTGTTTACCAGTAATATGATTTCGTAAAAAATCAAAATTTTTTGTATACTCTCCATTTGTTGGATATGTTAATAAATTTATATTTATTTGAATATTATTTGTCGTATTATGAATAGTAGTCCCTTGTAAAGGCTGTATGATGACATTTTCATCAGATAATAATGTAATCTGTTTATGTTTATTTTCACACTTTTTTTCATGTCTTGACTTACTTGACCGATGTACGAAATGTTGATGACAATATTTACATTCTAATGATTCTTGTATCGATTTGCAGCGTAATTGATGTAATTTAAACCCATGTTTAGATATAAAGTCTTTATAACATTTTTCACATTTATAAATTCCTAAAATACTATCTATATCGTCTGTATGAGTACTTATCCCATCTAAGCTAACATTTGTGTCATCTAAGCTAACATTTGTGTTATTAAAGCTAACATTTGTGTTATCTAGGCTAACATTATTTGTAAATTCATTAATCTTATCACAATGTGTTGTATATATGTGTCTATCTAGATTATACTGTCTTAATGATTTATATGAACAATAAGAACATCTTTTCATTTTATATACTATAATTATATATATTATTTTAAATGATTATGATTCTAATAACTCAAAACTACTCACGAGTAAAACTCAGACTTACTCTTATAGTATCGTAATAGAAATACTTGTTTATCTTTATTTATTAATACCATTTGTATATTTATAGATAGGCTAACATTTGTGTAACTAAAGCTAACATTTGTGTAAGCAAAGCTAACATTTGTGTAATTTTTATAAAAGTAAGCTAACATTTGTGTATTTTAAAGCTAACATTTGTGTAACTCAAAAATACCACTTCTTACCATTCTTATGTTCTTTTTTTGAGTATATTTTATATTGTAAATGAGTAATTATTATTTATTATTTATATTATTATTATAGTTTATATTTTTTACTCAAAAGTTTAAAAGTCCTTACTAAGAAAAGTGAGTAAATGAGTATCGGGGCGGGGGGAGTGAACATTCTAAAAAGCCTATGAAACTTTCATTTTCAAAAATAAAGTGAAATAATAGCCTTCTTATCCATTCTTACTGTATATACTACAAAATTATAAAAATAAAATTTTCTTTATTGATTCTGGTCTTGTTCTATATTTTCTACATGTGATTTATACATTACTCGACTATAAGAAGGTATAATATAATCATATAAATCCATATTACTATGTATAGTATCTGATACCCAAATACGTGAAATGCAGTAATTTCTTTTAGGAGAAATAGAAACACCACAAATTGTTTGATTATCCTCAGTATCCTTTAATAGTACTTCACCTAACACTTTAGATGCTATTTCAAACCAGTTATGAGCTACTTCATTTTTCCATAATTTAAAAGATAAACATCCACCGTTACAATTATTTTCATCTTCCCATACTGGTTGGATATGTTCTCTCATTAAAAAAAACATTCCTCTATTCCAGTATTCTTTTATTTGATTATATAATTGAAGCCATTCTTCAAGATTAGAGATTGAAGCTATTAAAATATAACTATTTATATCCCAACTTGAATTATCTGGATCATGGAAGTATAGATTCCAACTATCATTAAAAAATAAATCTTTAGAATCACTCTCCATACTAATTCACATATATATTATCTTTAATTATTTTTTTAGTTTTTTAATACACGCAAGTAAAGACGGAATACATACTTTACCTACAGAAGCTACATCTTTACCAACTTCAACTGCTTTATTAATATCAAAATCTCCTTTTGCTGCACTTGTAATAACTTCAATAATATCACCCACCAAATCTTTTTCTAAAATGGCTTTTAATCCTTCAACTACTGCAATGGGAATAATATCATCATCCGTTCCTATAATACCATCTGCACCTGCTGCTATTTTTTCAACAACTTTTACTAACATTTCTTTTCTCTTATTTCCATCCATATTTGGAAATGTTTCCATAATTTCCATTCCTTTTACAATCAATTTCATAGGTGAATCCTTTGCAATTTCGCCTTTTAAAATACCTTCTTGAAGTAATAACGTTATTTTACTAACAATAATACTATCCATATCTATTTTTATAGGCATATAAAAAAATGAATTTTATATTAATATATATTATCAGTTTTAATAATGTCTTATAAAGTATTTCTATCCCATTCAGATGCAGTTCTTCCTGTTTCAGCAACAGAAGGAAGTGCTGGATATGACCTTAGCGCATGTATAGATGATGTTGTTCCTGCACATAAATGGAAAGCAATTGAAACAGGTATTGTTCTTCAATTTCCGAAAGATTGTTATGTTCGTGTTGCCCCACGCTCGGGCCTTGCTTATAATAAAGGACTTGATGTTTTTGCAGGAGTTATAGATAGTGATTATACAGGAACTATTAAAGTCATTCTAATGAACAATGGTGATGAAGACTTTAATGTAAAAAAAGGAGATAGAATCGCACAAATGATTTATGAACGTATCTATAAACCTGACCTAACTACAATTCTTGAGCGAATGGAATTGGAAGAAACAATGCGCGGTGCTGGCGGTTTTGGTAGCACAGGTGTGAATAAATCATTTCTACCAGCACGAAAACAATAATTTATACAGTTATTATTTAGTATTAGATGAAACAATTTCAATAAATTTTTTTGCGTTTTTCTCTTTTAATAGTGTTATTAAAGGTACTTTACGACCTTCGTAATACATTATATAATTTGGGTCTAAACCATTATCTATATATTTTTGTAATAATAGATAATTTCCAGACGAAATAAAATAGTTTAATCTATCTTGAGTTAAAATAGTATAATTAGTACCAGAAGCATCTAATATATTTTCTGTAATTGTTAATACTAATTTCATTTGATTTGAATATGTATTCATTTTTGCTACAAGGAAGTAATATTCACAAATTGTAATAAAAGCATATGTTAATAGATAGCAACTATAAAATATTGCAATATCTTCTGAAATATCATAATAATTATATATGTTCTCTTTGATTTTTTTTTGCAAATCTGTAAGAGGAGCTTTTAAAGTCTTTGATTTACTATCATAAATATCATTAAATAATTTAATTGTCTCATCAATAATTCTGTTTGTAGTATAACGATTCTGTTTATATTTTTTAAATTTAGATAAAACATATTTTAAATCTTCTTTTACTAGTGGTAAATTATTTGTTTGAACGTTTACATACTCACTTGATATATGTTTTTGTGTTAATTTACGTACATATTTTAATCTATTTACAAATTCTTGCATAAGTAAATGTTGAATAATCTCATTAGGTTCTGTAAGGATTAATTGATATTCTGGATTTTTTTGTTTTTCTTGTTCATAATATCTATTATAAATATCTAGAATAATTAATTTATTTAAAGTTGGCGTTAATAATGATGTTCTATTTTTTCTTTGTGTTAGATTTGTTGTTTTTTCTAATGCTTTTTGTAAATTTTTATTTATCATTGATAATTTAACAGAGGTACGTGCATCTGGTATATTTACTGAATGTTGTATAACAGTTGAAAACACATCTTCAATTTTAGATATTGTTTTTGTTGCTTTTTTTTCATCAATAAGAAATCCCTTTTTCTTTTCTGTAAATGTTTTATAATCCCTTTCAGCTGCTAAAAATGTAGGTCCATCTCGTTTTATTTTTGCTTGCATTTTCTTAGGATTAGGCAACCATTCAGATACTAAATCTTTGCGAATATCTTCCCATGTAAGTATTTGATTATTTGTTAGTTTATAATCGGAACGTGCAATACTCATTATAAAAATAAAATATTTTATTTATCATGGTTTAGTGGATTATCAGTTATTTGAATACCACAATATTCAACAGGTTTATTATTGAAATCTTGACTTTTATAAATACCCATATTTACAGCCTCTTTTAATATCCATTTAAAATTATCCCAAAAATCAGCTGTA